CTTCCGGCGTCCCCGGCATGCCGACCGATTTTATTTCGGATTTATAACCTACGATTTGTCGCCTTTACTACCGGCAACGTAAGCTTGGAACCCAACGCCGATTGCGTAGAAGAAGTCGAGAGAATAATCCCATATTTATGTTAGCTTCCGATTTCGCGGAAGATCAGACTATATCTTCATTCTCGGTTGCTTTCGAGAAGTCTGGCGTATAGTCGTTGAGCATTTTTTCTGGTGTGTATTTCTGCAAGTTGCTTGACATATTGCAATTCTTGTTGCGTATATGGAGTTTTCTCCTTTCCGCTTAATTGCAATCTTGACTCGGTAAATTTTCTTATTAAATTCACCTGATCTTTTTTAGCTCTTACTCGCAGATATGGGATGGTTTGAGCGATTCGTTTCAATCCGGATATTTCGATATTGTAGATTATTTTTCCCTTTGGGCATTTTGTTTGTACCCAGTGAGGAATTCTCAAATCGGTCAATCCGTTGATACATTCATCGATAAGCACTTTCGATGTGTTGGTAATTATAATCACCGGCGCGATCTGCAAAAATCTATTTCTTTGCCACCGCGTCTTAAAAGTGACACACCCTTCGCCATCGATTATCCCGCCAAACCATTCCAGAAAACTTTGCTGCTGATTGCCCATTGTTGCATTTTCCATATTGTTGCGTAATTAGCAATGGAACCTTTAGGGGTTTCCAGCATTTGGTCAGATTTTACAAGAACTGGGTTGTTAATTCTTGTTCACGTAGACCTCATCCGGTGCGTCCAGAGAAGGCCGTTCGCTGAATAAGCATTGGAGCGTTTCCTTAGCGCCCCGGGAATCCGTCAAAAACCAGTATGCGTCGCAATCAGTGCCAGACGAGGTCGCCGCTAAGCGATCCCATTTGACCACTTTCATTTTGCCGTATAACGGGTTCTTGTCGTTGTTGTTCGTTCCCGGAAGGTATTCGGATTCGCAAATTCTCACCGCTTCGTCGTAAAGCTCGGGCCCGACAATCACTGTGTCGTAATTGATCGCACGCAGTAAATTGTTAGGATCCTTATGCTTCCAACCTTGGGCCCTCATGTAGACAATCGCTTGTCGGCTGAGGGGAGCGTTAGTGTTGGTTCCGTCGCTGATGATATTGCTATAGGTGGTCGAGGTAACTCCGTTGGTGTGCCCGGAATGGAATAGAGCTTTAGCATCCGGTCCCAGCGCCGCGACAGTGTCGCCGTAAACGTCGGTGTAAGATGTGCTCCATCCGTTCAAAACACGATCCGCGAGGGATTGATCAATTTTGTCGAATGCATCTTCGGTTATCCCTTTAGCTAAACCAGTGATGACATCGTGTTGATCGAATTTCCGCATCTTCTTGGTGACGCCCATGATCGCGCCAAAGTATTCCTGGGTCCAAGAGATCGAGTCGCCCTCTTCGGCGTTGACCCTGGGTAGGTCCTGGCCGCTGGTGACTCTTTTGATCCCTGCAAGACCGTGCAATACCAGGTGATCATACGTGAGCTTGTCAGTGTCGAAGACGTTGAAAATTGAAAATCCCGCGTTTTCGGTTACCTTCCTCTGTGCCACCTCGTTAAAAATATCATCCAAATCGTCTGTCAATGAGGGGAAATCTGTTACGAGTATGGGCATGTGTTTATGACTAGCTTATGTTCTTTGTCAATAGATTTCGCTTAGGAAACCTTGAGGACAAAGTAACCTCTGACTTTCTTGTCGGCCGCTGCACCGATTGTTTCGGTGATATAGAACGCGTAGTCCGTACCGGCAGAGTCGTTGTCGAGGTACTCATGGTCGGTAAGATCTACCTTGGTACCTCGTTGCGTAACTGCAGTGTTGTCACTGCAATCGCATTCGAATTCAACACCGTCAGTGTAAAGAACTTGAATGTCTTCGTGTTCTCCTGCAGCGGTGACTATTCCTTCCATGGCGACGAGTCTGACTTCGACGTCAGTACCAATCGCCCGGCGGATATACCCACCAGTCCAAGCCAAACCATCAAATTTGGTGATGGTGGTGCTGGATGCAGTACCGTCCTTAAGGGTCGTCATTTGCCCTGCTTCGTATCTTAGAGGTTTAAACATGCTTGTGTTTTAATTTTCTTTGGTCTATCGAATGGTTCGACCTAATTTTTATTTTTCCCAAACCATTCTGTTACCGGTGTTCGCTTGGGAAGAATGCTCTTTTTCACCGGTTTTTGGCCCGCTCCCGAAGAAGATTTTCCGAGTCCATTACTGCGGCTTAAGTCAGCTGAAGCGTTATTATCCTCGTCGTCTTCGTGCTTCTTGTTATATTCTTCGACGACGCTTGGATTAAGCTGTTTGAAGGCGGCTGTTGCCTTTAGGATCCCGCGTATGATCGCTGTTTTGCTGGTCCGAGGAGTCGCTTTGTCGAATTCCGCGATTATTCCGGACCAATTCTCGTTCACAAAAGGATCTTTGCATGCCTCGGTGATGGCTTCGTCGGCAATACCTTTCATGATTGCCTTGACGTCATCGCTTTGCCCTGAAGCGTTCGCTTCTTGGTTTTTGGCTGCCGGGGCGGCCGGCTTCTTCGCTTTCAACTTCTCTTTTACAGCCAGGAGTCCCTTTTTATAGTTATCCCTAGCAGTTAGGAGCTCTTTAACCTTTTTTTTTGGCAAGACCACCGTATCGTCATCATCGTCGTCACCAAGATCTATATTGTCGTCATCCTTATTTTTAGTAAGGGTTTCGTCAATTTCTTTATCGAGGTCTTCGTTCGATGAATCGGACGCGGAATTGTTGTTTCCCGGTTGACCAGCTCCGGCGGGAGTTTGATTTTCTCCCGGGTTAAAGTCTAACGATTTTTCGTTTTCCATATATTTTACATCCCTTTTCTCGGCCGGGTATTAATCCACCGAACAGGCGGGATCATCCCTGCATGGTTATGACGGAAAACCAGCCGCTTTGAAGGGCTGGTTAGGCGTTCGGTTTTATACTACCCCAAAAGGCGGAGAAGCCAAAAAGGTAGATCCGGACGCCTGATCAACCTTTCAAAGCGATCAGGGTTCTCCGCCGTTTTTATTGTTTATTTTTCAACCGCTTTTTCTTCTTCTTCTTCTTCTTCTGTCGTTTCAACCAACGAATTAAAAGCATCGCTCCATTCTTCGATCAGCATCGATTGGCGGCCTACAAAATTTTCTTTTTCGATCGCCTTATCGATTGTTTCTTTAATGAAATTAACTGATTCGGTAAGTTCCGGAGTTAGCCTAATTACGTAATCCTCCTTGATATATTCATTCCAGGCTTTGCTGAATCCTTCTTGGTCCTCGATGCTATACCTTTCTCCTTGAGGCCCGGGGATCATTTCAGGTTTTCCGTCCTTATCTTTCTTGGAAAATTGGTCAACGAGGTCTTTTCTGGTTTCTTCAATTTCCGTTCCTCTATCCTTAGTAAACCGAATGAATCGGTTTCTCAAACGAAGCTCCTTACCATGAAGAAGTTTCGATAAAAGCCAGCTATTTAAAGACTTGACAATAACTGGTTCATTGTTTATCACTTCTGATCCATCGGTAAGGAAATAATTTTTAAGTATAATTTTTTTCATGGTTATTTTGTTATTTATTTTGATCTTCGACCTTTTTTTGATTTTCTTTAGCTTGTTGTTTGCGCACTTTTTCCAAGCGCTCATGGGCAGTCCTAATCTGTTCAGCTTCCAGCATCCTTTCCAGCTTCTGTCCGACTTGGATCATGTATTCGTCGCGGCTTAATCCGTTGCTTATCGTTTCCATGATCGTCAGCATGCGCCGCCGGTGATAATCCCAAAATCCAACGTTGCTGAATTGCAGATCCTGCCATTGCTCAACCCTTTTGGCATCTATGTCTTGATAATATCTCGGGTTCTCTTGCCGTAAAAGAGTGAATAATAGGGAAATTAAGTATTTTCTGATCATATTGGTGTTTTAGGCGGCGGTGGGTTGGGCCACAGGTGCGGCTGGGGCCACGTTTGGCGCTTTACCTGGTGTTAGGGCCGGTTTTCCGGCTCCGGCGGCTCCTGGGGCTCCCTGGCCGGCCGCGGCATCCATCAGTTTTTGTTTGGCGTCCTCAAATTCCTGAAGTTTCTGCAAATATTTCCCGGGATTGTCATTGTAGGCTTTGCTCCATTGCTGGAAATATTCTTTTTTGTTGACCACGAAAATGTCCGCAAAGTATTTACTGACCGTTTCGATCTTCTCAAGAACCAGCGCCTGCTCCTTGGCCATGCTGGCCCGATAAACGGATCCGGGAACGATTGTGATCTGTATCGATGAATTGTCTAGATAATCCGTTGTGCAGACGATCCGTTTGTAGTTAATCCCTTTTTGTTTAAATATTTCCTCTTGGATAGCGCTTTCTTTGGCTTCCTTGGCTTTGGTTTCCTTATCCAAGGGCATAAACTTGATAGCCAGTGTTCCGCGCTCCCCGGTGTTGCTGTCCAGTTCGGCATCGCTGATAAGATATGTCCGGTATGTCTTCGTAGCTTCTTTTGTGGTGCTGTCGGTTATGGTCCTGGGTTGGGGATAGTTCAATTGGATGTTGGCCAGGCGAATTACGTATTTTTGCCGCCATAGATCAGCCATCATCGCATGGTAAATTGTTTTCAGTTCGTCGATCTTTTCGTTGGCAATCACGATCTCGCGAGCCGTGGCTTGTTTGTTTCCCAAGAGTGCCGGAAGGCTGGGCGCAAAATCATTGATCATTCCCGACAAAAGATTGAAAAACAAAATGTCGCCGTTGTTGATTCCTTCCACCGGAATCGGTTTAACCTGGTTGACGTCAGCGACCGGAACCCTGGTCGTACTGGTCATGTATTGATCCTCAAGGTCAAAGCTGTCGGCGTTTACGCGGCCGACGAGCATTCCTGGTATCATTGAGCGCCATTGCTTATCGCTCATCGTGTTCAGGGTCGTGTTCAGGCTATCGCACAACGCGGCGAGAACATTCGGGCAGCTATTCCCATAGAAAAAATGCTTATTGACAAAAGGCTTGAATATCGTTTTGGCAAAAGGATAGATTTTGACTCCGTTCTTTTTCCAGAGCAGGGGGGCGTCCAGGATCAGAACTCCATTAGCAATGATCCGATAGCTGTCATAAGTCTTGCCTTTATGTTTGGTATACGTGCAAACAACTTCGATCTGATTGTCTTCGACCCTATCCATCCACCAGCGCTGCTTTCCGTAAAATCCTTCCTGGGAGATGTTGACCATCTCGCTCTTATATTTAACCTTGGCGGCATCTTTGTATCGTCCGAACTCAAAATCAAAAGCGCCTTTGTCCATGTACCGAATCCATGCCAACTTTGGCTGTTCCTGGACATCGTTGATCGAGTAATCCCAAGGATAAAATTCAAATATCGGTAAAAGATAGGAAACACATTTGTCGTCAATGTCAACTTCACTTTCGACGAATTCCACTCTTCCTTCAATGGCGTCGTATCCTGTGATGAACTTCTGCTTGGCCCGGGTCTTCAGGTATCCTTCGTATTTGATCACTGTTCCGCGGGCAGCGGCTTCCCAGGCTTCCCAGAAGTTTTCTATCACCGAGTTCTCTTCCTGCATGTAGGATCCCTTGATCAGCCATTTACAAATATAAGCGCGGTCGGTGATATCCAAAGATCCGTCAGTGACGGTTGATGTGGTTTCCATGTCGGGCACGTCTAGGGAGTACCCGGCAAGAATTTTCTCTTGCTTGTCGCGGATCACGGGCAGAGGCACGTTGGATTGCCACTCTTCCTTTGGAGGATCGTAGCTTCCCTTATCCACGACGCGGGCATTAAGCTGTTTGTCGTTTTCGTCAACGAATGGCTTTAGGGTTCTAACTCCAAATTCTTCGTAGGTATTGTTCCGGCGGTCGATCATGGTCTGGATATCAGTGTATTCCTCCATGATCACTTCTTGAGCATGCTCGTCGGGCGAATAAACCAAATCCTCCCTTTTCGGGTTATCTTCCTGCTTTTCTTTTTGCTCTCCGCGTCTTTTTTCTTGGATTGCTTTTGCAGGCATTAGTGTTTTAGATTATTAATAAATTCTAACATATTTTTGTTTTGTCAACAATCAATGCCCGACATACCTTGTTCCGTATCCTCCCCGGATGATTTTCTTTTTCTTTTCTGCCATCTTTTTCATAAAGAATTTCTCGTCATCGCTGAGAGTGATCCCGGTAGGCAT